GCGGCAGTGGCACGAGACGGCCAGGTCTGGATGGGCGCCGACTCAGCTACCAACGTCTACGACAGGCCCATCATCGACGGTGCGCGGAAGCTGCGCCGCCTCCAGGTCGGCGCCGCCGACTGCCTCATCGGCTGCTGCGGCGCAGGTGGCATGGCAGACGTGATCGGCTATCGCCTGGGTGAGATGTTGCCCACCGACGTCGACGACATCGACAGGTGGGCCGCTGGCGTCGCCTGGGCCGCGAATGCTCTGTGCATCGAAGTCGGACTGACCGAGGGTGGTCGCCAGGACGGGTCGCTGCTGCTCGGCTACGCCGGACGCCTTTGGGTGCTCAGCGAGGTGCAGGCGATCCGCATCCCTGACGGCGTGTGTGCACTGGGTTCGGGTGAGGGGCCGGCGATGGGCGTCCTCGACGTGCTCCTCGAGCAGGGCTCCGACCCGGGGTGTGCCGTCGAGAAGGCAGTCGAGATCGCGATCCACCGGGATCGACACAGCCAAGGTCCGGTCTATCTCGAGCACCTTCGGGCGCGGGCGTGAGCGACGGTCCGGTGCCTCAGTCTGGCAAGATCGTCGATCCCAGCGTGTCTGCGGCGTTGGCTGCGGACTATTCGCCGCTGAGCCCGCAGTGGTGGGCGGTGCGGCTGCAGCAGAAGGTCGATGCCCAAGCGGCATATGCCAAGCCGTTCGACGACAGCTACACCGGTGACCGGCAGCTCGGGATCATGCAGGTGGAGTACGACCGGCTGTTCGGGCTGGCGCTCAACCAGGGCCACCGACCGGCGCCGTCCGAGCTCGACCCGCCGCGGTCGGCTCTTGCCGCAGTCGGTGTGGACGTGACGGCGGAGCGGCTGCACGTGCTGGGGTTCTCCGAGGCGGTCACGGCGACCGAGCCGACCGCGACGACAGAGCCGGCCGCGGCCGGCCCGAACTACGTGCCGGCGGTGACCGAGGCCTGGCGGCGCAACGACCTGGACGTGATGGAGCCGATCGCGACCGTCGAGGCTCTCGTCAAGGGCCGGGTGCTTCTCCTGATCTGGCCTGACAGGAGCACGGGCAAGTCGGTGCTCACCGTCGAGGATCCGTCGCAGATGGCGGTCGCACGCCGGTCACGTCCGCCGTACGACGTTCTCTGCGGACTGAAGGTCTTCACGGACGAGTGGACGGGCAAGCCCGAACGGCTGGTCTGGCTCGCCGACGGCATGCATACCCTGCGCGAGCAGGGCGACCGGCTCGTCGAGGACAGCAACGCGTTCGAGAAGGCCCCGGCGCCGCTCGACGGCCAGATCCCGATCGTGGAGATGGCCAACAGGCCGCGTCTGCTGCGTGAGCCGACGTCCGCACTGACGCTGGTGACGCCGTACGCCGACGCCGACGCACTGCTCATGGGGTGGATGCTCATCGCCGCCCGGTTCGGCGCGCTGCCGCTCGTCACCCTGTCGGGGCAGGTCCTTCCCCGCGCGAAGAACGCGGACGGCAGCGTGAAGCTCACGCGCGACGGCGCGCCCGAGGTCCTAAACCCGTTCGACGTGCGCGCCGACAGCCTGCTCGTCGCAGAGGACGAGAAGGCGTCCTGGGGAAAGCTCGAGTCGTCGAGCCTGGCCGGTTTCGTCGCGACGCTGCAGGAGGTCCGCGTCGCGGTTCGTGGCATCACCAAGGTCCCGGCGCTCTACTACGGCGAGGGCACCTCAGCGGGCCAGTCGGGTGAGACCCTGCAGGCAGCGGAGACGCCGCTCGTGCACACTGCCCTGGGCTACCAGCGAACGTTCGGTCAGCCGTGGCGCCGGGCGGCGCAGCTGACGCACCTTGTCGACGTCGGCAAGCCAATCGAGCTCGTGACTGCGTGGGCGGATCCCAAGACGTACATGCAGTCCCAGTCGGTCGATGCGATGCAGAAGTACGTCGCGTCCGGCGTGCCCCTGTCGGTCGCGCTCGAGCAGACTGGGATGTCTCCCGAGATCGTCCGCCGCGCCATCGAGCTCGCCGAGAAGGAGCGTCTCGAGCATGCGGCGCTGCTCGACGCGCCGCTGGTGCCGCCACCTCTGCTCCCGGTGTAGCCGGTGCCGGCCACGCAGTTGGCGGCGGCGGTGACCGATCGCTACCGCGGTCAGGTGCTCGCCCAGAGCTCCGCCACGGCGGCCGCGGTCAGCGGTGGCTTGCAGCAGGTCGACCTGGACCTGTCACGGTCGGCGATCGCCGCCTACATGCACCGCTGGGCATCACGCTCGACAACGCTGATCACCGCGGCGCAGGGCGCGGCCGCAGGGCTCAGCAGCGTGTACGTCCGGTCATACCTGATCGCGTCGGACGCCCCAGTGGACGTCGGAGAGTCGGTCGACCTGACCGCGCACGTCGGGCTTGCCCGTGACACGACCGTCGAGGCGCTCGTCGCGGCGGCCGCGAAGGGCCTACTGTGGCGGCTCGGGCAGTCCGTGGGCCGGGGCTCCGCACTGAGCTACGGCGGTGCGCTCGCCAAGCGTGCAGCACGTGTGGCGGTGCACGATGCCGCCCGGGACACGCTCACCGACCTGATGGTCGCGAGCCCCGAGATCGTCGGCTACCGGCGCGTCACCGCTACTCGCACATGCGGGCGCTGCGCGACCGCAGCCGAACGGGTCTACCACGCGAAGGTGCTGCTGCCGCGGCATCCGTCGTGCCGCTGCACACAAGAACCGGTCCTTAGCACCCCCGCACGTTTCGCACGTCCAGCCCCGGCCGTCGTACGGCCGTGACACTCGCTGCCCCGTGGGCAGCGCCGACAAGAAGGAGGGGCCGTGCCCCGCAGCACCGACAAGCAGTTCCTCGTCAACGGCATGACCATCGAGCAGCTGCTCGCCAAGAACCGTGCCCGCTTCGGCGACGCGCGGATGGAGGACCCGCAGAAGCCCGACGACGTGACGCAGGAGGAGTGGGACGCCCTGGGCGACCCCGGGCGTCGCGCGATCGTTCGGGTCAAGCGGGAACAGCGAGAGACCGAGCGCGCCCGGGACGCGGCGATCGCGGACAAGGCCAAGGCCGACAAGGCGGCGGCCGACGCGCAGGCCGAGCTCGAGAAGGCCAAGAAGGAGCCTCCGAAGAAGGAGGACCCGCCGGCTGACGTCGCCGAGCAGATCAAGCAGGCTGTCGCGGCTGCGGTGGAGCAGGTCACGAAGACCTACACCGAACAGCTCGATGCTCTGCGGGCCGAGAACACGGCGAAGGACATCACCGCCCAGGCGCAGCGCATCGCCGCCGACGTGCTCGTTGACCCCGCGCTCGTCGGCACGTTCGTCGACCTGCGCACGGTGCTTGACGCGCAGGGTCAGCTCGACGCGCAAGCCCTCAAGGACGGCCTGGCGAAGGTCGTCGAGGACCGTCCGTATCTGAAGAAGCCGGATGCTCCCCCGCCGCCGTACAACCCCTTCGGCGGGCATCCGGGCGGAGCCCGACCTCCGGCCGACAAGGCCACCTTCGACGCGCAGGTCGCAGCGCAACTCGACCTCGCGCGCGCTGCAGGTCTCGCCGTCCGCGGTGACGCCGCCAGAGCGGCAGCAGCAAACACCTGATCGTCCGCGTGCCGTCCGGCCCGCGGCCTCCCCGCACACCCTGAGGAGTACCTGTGGGTACCGAGATCGCCCAGCGGTCGACGCAGTACGCCGGCGAGGACCGCCGGTGGCTCGACGGCGGCTTCCATGGTCAGAACACGAACAAGGACGTCGTCCTCGACGGCGACCTGTTCGATGACACCGACATCTTCCCCGACGGCCGCGTGCCGTCCGGGGTCGTGCTCGGCATCGTCACAGTCGGTGGACTCGCCGGTCCCTACGACGACGACGCGACCGACGGTCGCGAGGTCGCCGTCGGGCACCTGCTGAACACCGAGACCGTCCGGGCCGGCGCGCAGATCCTGACGGCCGCCGTTCGGCACGGCGTGGTCAACCGCAACCTGCTCCCGGACAACAGCGGGCTGGACGCGGCAGCAGAAGCAGACCTGTCCCACATCACCTACCAGAACCTCTAGGGGGCAGCTGTGCGTGCTGTATACGACCTTGTGGACCTGCCTCCGATCATCGCGGCGTCCCGCGAGCTCGCGTTCGCGGACCAGACCCTCGGGCAGTACCTGCCCGACACGACGGTCGAGGACGTCGACTACCGGCTCGGCCGGGCCGACCTCGCCAACCAGACCGTTCCGGCGCGGGCTCTCGACACGCCGGCCATCACGATCGGTCGCCCTGGCGTGGGCGAGGTCCGTGGCGGCCTGCCGGCTTTCACGCCGATCGACATCCTCACCGAGTCCGACCTGCAGAAGGCCCGGCGCCTGGCCGGTCTGCCCATCGACCTCGCGGCCAACGCCCGAGCGGCCGCGATCCGCACGACGGCGACCATCCTGAACACGATGGAGACTCTCAAGGGTCAGGCCCTGTTCACCCTGGGAATCTCCGTCGCGGTCCGGGGCGGCCCCGCGCAGGCGGTCAACTTCAACCCGAGCAACTCCAACCGGTTCGCCGCCGGCACGGTGTGGACGAACACCGCCGGGGCGACGGTGCTGAGCGACCTGATCGCCTGGCATGACGCGTACGTGGCCAGCGCCGGCGGCCCGGCCGGCGTGATCCTGATGAGCACGAAGGCCATGCGCCTGGCGGCTCGCAACACCGAGGTCGTCAACGCCATCACCGGCGCGGCGGCAGGACGCACGCAGGTCACCTTCGCCGAGCTGAACGCGCTGCTCGAGATCAACAGCCTCCCGCCCATCCGCACCTACGACCGGTCGCTGAAGAACATCGACGGCACGGTCGTGCGAGTCGCCCCGGAGAACCGGATCGCGTTCCTGCCCCCGGCAGGCGTGCGGATCGGCACGACGCAGTACGGCCCGACCGAGGAGGCCGCGGAGCTCATCGCCGCGCGCGTCCTCGCCCCAGGTCAGGGCCCGGGCATCGCGGTCGTCACGCTCGTCAACGACAACCCGGTGCAGAAGGCGGTCAAGTCCGCGGCGATCGGCCTGCCGGTCATCGACGACGACGGCCGCAACGTCGTCGTGGCGGCGGTGTTCGCCTGATGGCCCGTCGGCTGGCGATGAACGTCTACGTCAACGACGATGACGGCACGCCCACGCTGTACAAGGCCAACACGGTGCCGCCGGCCAAGGTCGCCGAGAAGATCACCAACCCGGCGGCGTGGCAGCCCGAAGTCGACGAGGACGACAGCGACGCTGCGCCCCCGACGAAGAAGGCAGCCAAGCGTGCCCCAGCGAAGAAGGCCTCAGCGAAGAAGGCCGAGGACGACGGCGGGACGCCGAAGAAGCTCGAGGAGCCGACGGGCGACGTGCCTGCCGACGACGCGGGTGACGAGACCTGGCGCGCGTACGCGGCCACTGTCGGCGTGACCGTGAACGACGACGCCGATACGGCAGCGGTGAAGGCCGAGCTCACCGAGCGCGGCCTGCTCGACCAGTAGCACCGGAGGGCCTCCGCGCCCGGCCGTCCTTCCCCGACGGCCGGGCGCGCGACCTCTCCCGTCCCCTTTCTCTTGTGTGTCCTCCTCGAAGGGAAACCGCTGATGCCAACGTCGACCTTTGAGCCGCAGTCCGTGTCAAGGCGGCTCCGGGTGCGATTCGACAGCGCCGAGGACGCGGATACACCGGTGACCATCACGGTGCCCGGCGGACAGCTCGTACTCGACGGCGCGGTGAACTCCACCAACGCGGGACAGCTACCGACGCACATCCAAGCGGAAGTCGCGACCCTGTACCAGAAAGCGTTCGACGACTACGGCCATCAGGTCGGCTCGACGGTCGAGCTCGCCGCAATCCCGCCGGAAGTTGCTCCTCCTGCCACTTCTGTGCCAACTCCTGAGTCCGGCGATGAAGGCAAGTTCGTCGCTGTCAGTGACCCCGCGAGCGGCGGCTACGAGCTGGTGGCCGCACCATCGGGTGGCGGCGGCGCGGCCACGCGCACCACGTTCACTGTCACCCCGGCGACCCTCGACCGTCATGTCATCGTGGAGATCCCAGCCGGGTCAGTGATTATGAGCTTCGCGGGCGAGCCGGTCAGCGAAGACACGACCGGGCGGGACTCGATCGACATCTCCTTCGAGAGCCCTGACGGGTCGGGCGACGAGGGCACGAGCATCGCCTTCTTCCCTGCGACACCTGGCGAGGAGATCTGGACCTCGTGGAACACGGCGCACCCGGTCGGTGGGTCGATCATGCGGGCGCAGTTGCCGGCCACCAT